CCGTCGGAGGCAACACCTCCGCCCACCGGTCTGTGTGCGGGCCGGTCAGTCGACCTGCGCGGCCGGCAGCGCGGGCTGCGGGTCGGGCGCGACGTCCTGCTCGTCGATCTCGTGACGTACCCCGAACCGGTCGAGGTGGTACGTCGACTCGACGGGCTTCTTCCGTCCGGCCATTACGCGGCCTCGACGTCCGTCGACAGGTGGATGTAGTCGCCGATGATCTCGCCCATGAAGGGGAACGCGGCGATGTCCGTGTTCGCGACGCGGTCGCCGTTCGGGGAGATCTCGAACCGCGGGATGATGAACCGGTCCTGGATCGTCTCGTCGTCGGCGTCGAACAGGTCGATGACGGCGGAGCGGATGGCGATCCGCTGCCCGGAGCTGCGCGTGGCCTTGCGGACACCCGCGGTCACGGTCACCGTCTTCTCCACGTAGCGGAGCGACTGCGTCTGCGCCTTCGTCTCGAGCGCGACGAACGCGATCGACGTGCCGCCCTCGTTCATGCGCGTACGGATGACCCGCTGCCCCTGGTGGCCGCGCTTCTTGTCCACGGAGCCGCTCAGGGACTCCGTGATGCCGTCGGTGTTGAGCCAGCCGACGTCCTCGAACGCGTCGTCCAGATCGCCCGTGAGGGTCGTCGGGAGAACCGTTCCGTAGGGCGCGAGGTGGATGGCGTCGGAGTCGGAACCGAAGATGCGGGCGAGATCCGCGTTCACGGTCATGTGTGTCTCTCTTTCGTGTGAGCCGGGCATGACCGGCGTGGCGTCCGCGCGGGCGCGCGGGCGAGTCAGCGGGCGGCTCGCACCCGGAGTCGGGCGGTGAACCGGTAGCGCGGGATCTCCGTAGTGGAGTCCGGCGCGAAGTAGGGGCGCGTGGCCTGCACGCGACGAACGAGCGGGAGCGCCGACGAGGCGTTCAGGAGAAGATCACGCACATGCAACGCGAGTAGCCCGGCGACCTCGTCGTCGGCGGCCCATGCCTCGATCGTGAGCTGCACGTCGTCCATCACCCGGTTCACGCCATCACCGCCGCTGCCCCAGACCCGCACGAACGTCTCGGGCCGCTCCGCGGGCACCCGCAGGCTGACAGGAACGTCGTCGAGCCGGTCGGCGAGGAACGCGATGACCTCGGCCTCGGTGTCCGTGAAATGCGTCATCGCTGCACCTGCCCGAGAGCCTGCTCGAGCACGGCGTCGCGCATCTGCCGACGCCGAGCCCGGTCAGACGTGGCCTGCACGTACCCGCGAGCGGTGTAGCGATGAGGGCGGGCGACGTACTCGAAGCCCTCCCCGGCAGCCGCCGCCATGCGGGCGCCGACCCGGTCGACCTCGGCTTGGACAGCGGGCGAGGTCATCACGACGTTCAGGCCGGCGAGATTGAGTTTCACGTTCCCGGCCACCACGTCTCCTATCCGTCGATGCGACCTGCTTCACTCGGTCGGTTCCAGCGCGTCGGGGCGCTGGCGAACGGCTGCGGGTCGCCGATGATCTTGAGCGGCTCGCTGCCGCGCACGATGACCCGGCATCCCGCGAGGGATCCCGTGAATGTCTTCGGCCACATCAGCGACCACATGACGCGGACGCCCGCGGGGCGCGCAGAGTCATCGACGTCGTCGCGCGGCCCCGGGGTGACCAGCACGTCATCGACGGTCTCGTCCTGCCATTGGATCTGCGGCTCGCGCCGGGAGTTGCGGCCCACTTCTTGCGGCCGCTGCACGATCACGCTCTCGCCGATCAGGACCGCCATCGGGGCCCCTGCTGCGAACTCGTGCCGCCGAGCTTCGTGGGGCGCAGGGAGCGCGCGACGGCGAGGTCCGCGGGCGACAGGGTCACCTGACCCCCGACCGCCCACGAGGCGAACGTGCCGCCCTCGCTCAGGGGTCCGGCGGTCTCCTGGAACTGGGTCATGCCCGCGCGGGCGCGCTTGTCGATGTCGAAGGCGCCCGCCACCGCTCCGGCTACGGTGGTGCGGACGATCTCGGGCACGGTTTCGTCGCCGAAGGAGTAGTCCACGCGCACGAATGCCGTCGTGCACCCGGTGATGGTGAGCACGGCGCCGAGACGGTTGAACCGGACGGGGTTACCGTCGTCGTCGGTGACGCTGTGAACCTCGACGACGGGTGTCTCCGGGAGGCGCACTTCGCCGGCGTGCGATCGGAGCCGGTTCGTGCGCCGCCCCGGAGTGAAGGTGCGCCGAGCCTCCATGCGGAACAGCTCGGACGCCTTCGCGATCGCGTCGCCGACGCGCTGCTGCTCGGAGGTGGTCAGGTCACGGCCCAGAGCCGCGACGACGTCCTCGCTTGCGGCGAGGGGCATGTACTCGTCAGCCATGACCTGACCCCCTTCCGAGTTAGGCGACGGTGATCGCCGGGGACGAACCGCCCGTGAACGAACCGGTCGCCGTGAAGGTGCCGATGCGCTCGTTGAACGTGACGGTCTTCGCGTTGCCGGGGAACGTGCCGCCGGAGACGGTCGCACCGGAGACGCCGGTGAGCTCGTTGATCTCCTTCGCGATGTCCGCGTTCGACGCGTTGTAGGCGATCGCGTCGGTCGTCTGACCGTCGATCGTGAGCGTGAACGTGCCGCCGGTCGGGGTGCCCGTGATGGTCACCGTGTAGGTGGCCTTCTCCGAACCGCCCGCGCCGAAGGTGACCTTGATCGCGCGCTGGAACTTCAGCACGACCGCGTCGTTCTCGTCGCGCACGATCGACCCGTCGGGCGCCTGCTCGGGGTCGAGCACGGCCGTCGCACCTGCGAAGGCGTGAACGATCGAACGGTCCTTGAGGTGGTCGCTGTCGTAGTCCCACAGCTGGGTGACGGCGAGACCGTTGCCCGCGGCGACGCCGCCGCCCTTCGCGACGCCGTTGGGCACCGCGGGAGCGACCGTCGCGATGGCGATGGCGGTCTCGTGCACGAAGTACGACTCGTCGTCGCCGAGCGCGTCGAGCTCGACGATCGTCCAGCCGCCGAGGCGACCGACGACACCCTCGCGGAGCGCCTCGGGAAGCCCCGCGGCGTCCACCTCGAGCAGCTTGTCGTGCGTCGCGATAGCCTCCGACACGTTCGCGCCGACGAGCCAGTAGCGACCCGACAGCGGCCAGTGCGCCTTCTGCGCGAGCTTGCGCGCGCGGACGGCGACCTTGCGAGCGTCGTTCTCGACCGCCGTGCTCGACGCGGTGTTGAACGTCACCCCGAAGACGAACGACGCCGCGCGCAGCGCGCCGACGACGATGCCCTCGAAGAAGTCGAGGATCGCCTGCACCTGCGGCGCCTGGACGTCACGGACGTAGTCGACCTCGTCGAGCGTCTCCTCCTCCGGCGACAGCGCGACCGCGCTGTAGATGTGGCGGTTCAGCGCCACCTGGATCTTGGAGTTGGCCAGACGGTCGACGACGATCAGGTCGTCGCCACGCCACGGCTTCTCGCGCGCGACGAGCACGGCGGGCCGCTTGATGTTGACGACGTCGCCCTCGGCGCCCTTGAAGTCCGAGATGCCGAACCTGTAGGTGAACAGGCCGGGGGCCTTCACCTGCTTGCGGAGCAGGGCGAGCGCGGTGGCCGCGAGCTTCTGCCCCTTGACGAAGATGTTTGCCACGATTCCTCCTCAGGATGGTTGGTGGCCCGTGAGCGTTCGTGGCGAACGTCTCCGGGGGTGTCAGCGGGCGGTCGCCGCGCTGACGATGTCCTCCACCGACATGTCGCCGGTCTTGATCTGTTCGCCCTCGCCCTGCCCAGCCGCGGACGGCGCGGGATCCTTCTTGGGCAGGATCGCGAGCAGCTCGTCGGCGTGCGCCTCGAGCTCCTCTTTGGTGGACCCGCGAAGCGCGGAGACGGGCACGCCCTTCTCCTTCGCGACCTCCGCCGCCGTTGCGGCTGCGGCGTCCTTCGCTTCCCGGTCGGCGAGCTTCTTCTCGGCGGCTTCGGCACGAGCGAGGAGTTTCTCCTGCTCGGTCTTGTTCGCCTCTTCGAGCTCGTCGAACTTCTTGGCCTTCTCGGCGTTGGCCTTGGCCTGCTCCTCGTTCTTGCGGGAGAGGGCCTTCCACTTCTCGGCTTCGGCGCGCGCCTTCTCGAGGTCGCTGTCGCCGCCCGTTTCGGGCTTCTTCTCGCCGCCGTCGCCGCCCTGGTCACCGTCGAGGTAGCGCAGGAACGGGCGGTGCCAACTCGGGGTCGGCAGCGGTCCGAGGGTGGGTCGGATGTTGGACATGATGGGTTCCCCGTTTCGGAGTGATGGATGGCTTCCCCGTTTCGGGGTCGCCGGATACCCGCGGGTGCGGGTGGTCGAATGCGCCTGGCGTCAGGCTGCGGTGATCGCGCCGGCCGCCGCCTGCGCCTGTTCCAGCTCGCGGCTGCGGTTGGTCTCCTCGGCCTCGATCTCGTCCGGGGACATGCCCCAGATGTTCTCGTCGATCCACCGCTGGGATCGCCCCGATGCCTTCGCAGCGAGGGCCGCGGCGGCCTTCTCGGTGAGGGAGACGTGCTCAGGCGGCTCGAAAGTCACCTTGATGGTGTCGCCGTCATCGAGCGCGAGGATGCGGAGTGCTGCGAGCAGAGCGGCTTCCATCGGGGCGCCGCACCGATGGATGCGGTCCTTCGCCTTCTGGATCTCGCCCTTGTGCGAGTTCTCGGCGCCGGCGGCGGACTGGTTCTGCCCCTCGGGGATGAACACGTCGATCGGGGTGCGCATGACCGCGGCGAAGTCTCGCGCGTCGGTCTTCTCGCCGTCCAGCAGGGGGCGGATGTCGACCTCTTTCGACTCCCAGATGTCGATGCCCTCGGGAAGGTCGATGAGCGCTCCGGGCGCGAAGTCCAGCCGCTTCGCCCAGTCGATCTCGTTGCCGTCGTCGTCCGTGTCGGGGAGGTTCTTCATCGCCCGAGCGCGGAATGCCTGGTAGGCGGTGACGACGAGGCGCTGCAGCTTGCCGAGGTTGATGCGGTCGATGACGTCGATGTGCGGCTCGAACTCGGCGACGCCGTCCTGGTTCTCCATCGCGAACACCGGGACCGGCCCGTCGTACACTTCGGGCTCGCCGTCGAGTTCCCACCCTTCGGCGATCGTGCCGCGGATCGTCCCGCTGTCGGTCTTCACGCTGCGGGAGAACCGCTGCCGCACGCCGGGCACCCACACCTGGGCGAAGTCCTTCTCCGCGTCGTTGTCGCGCCACGCCAGCAGAGCGGCCCGCGCGCGCCACGGCTGCGCCGGGTCGGGTGCGGTGATGACCTTCTCCGGCGGCTCCGAGGTGATGATCGGCTCGCCGTCGCGGATGCCGGTGATGAGGTAGCCGTACCGGACCGACAGCATGTTGA